GAAACAATTGCCGCATATCAAGCAAAAGCTGAACGAAATCGGGCAGTTGGCAAACTTGGTGGTAGACCCAAGACAAACCCAAACGAAACCCAGACGGTTTCCAAAGATAACCCTAACCATAAACCAATAACCATAAACCATAAACCAATTAAAGAGAGAGCAACTATCGTTGCTTGCCCACCCGATGTAAGCCAACAAGTTTGGGCTGATTGGTTGCAACTGCGGAAAACCAAAAAGGCATCGGTCACAGAAACTGTTGTTAAGGGCGCACGTTCGGAAGCCGCAAAACTTGGTTGGGATTTGGAAAGGTTTTTGGTTGAATGGTGTACGAGAGGAAGTCAGGGATTAAAAGCCGAATGGGTTACTGAAAAACAAACACAAAATGGTTTGACAAAAACAGGGCAGCGAAACGCCACTGTCCTGCAAGGCTTAACTCGTGGGTTACTGGGAGGGCAAAGCAATGTCCAATTACTCAAATAACGAATGCACTCAGGATGAAGGGTTGGACTACATTTTTGGCCGCATGAGTGCAATTTACGGGGCAGCATTTTTGCGCCACTGGGAGGGCGTTGACCTCGAGCTGGTGCGGCAAGAATGGCAAAAGCAACTTGGCAACTTTTTGACGTACCGCCCAAGCATGGACTACGCCATTGATCGTTGCCATGCTGATTACCCGCCAAGCGCAATTAAGTTTCGAGAATTCTGCAATGCAGGCCCAAACATTCCACGAAACCAAGCCCAGATTGAATACAAACCAAAGCCTGTTGACCATGAAGTAATTGCCGAGGCCAAGCGCAAACTTGCTGAGTTAAGGTCAAGATGGACGAATTAGAAAAATTAATGTGCAGTGCGCCTGGTTGCCAGAAACGCTGGTCTGTCCACATAAATGGGCAAAAGCCGATGTGCTCAGAGCACCAATGGTCGGACAAAAAGCCTGCAACCAAGCGGGATATTGCAGTCGCAATATTTACGCAGCCACCAGTCCAGCACTGGCAAGATGATGAGATTTTTTAATGCATGACCACAAATCCCTACTGGACAGAAGACGGGAAGGCCAAGAATTTAGCCTTGCTGACATCAACCGAGCGTTGCAAGATGCTGGAGACCTTGCGCCAGACCGAGGCGAGAGACTGGATTCGCCGATACCGACTGAAAGCGAAGCAGTTAGGGCAGCAGAAGGCGCAGGCTTGGTGGCTGGATGTAAAGATGAGCCTAAAGAAGCGGCGTGGCCAGGCTGGTCTCGATACCTTGATTGCAGAAATGGAGAGACAACGTGATGTCAATCGTCTTTGATGTGCCACTTGAACCCAAGGGCAAAGGCAGGCCGAGGTTTTCCCGACATGGGAAGTTCACCAAGGTTTACACCGACCAAGCAACACTTGATTACGAAACTGCAATCCAACTGTGCGCCAGCAAAGCAATGGGGGCAAGCAAACCACTAGAAACGCCTGTGAGTGTTTATTTGTACATCAGAACACCAATCCCCCAGTCGTACTCAAAAAAGCGCACAGAGGCTTGTTTAAGCGGTTCTGAGCGCCCAGCAAAGAAGCCTGACATTGACAATGTGGCAAAGGCATTTTTGGATGCAATGAACGGCACGGTTTATCTTGATGACACCCAAGTGGTCGAGTTGAACATCAAAAAGGTTTATTCAGCGGTGGCTGGTGTGGATGTTGCAATTATGGAGGCTGCATGAACCCTTACAAAATAACTGAACCAACTTGCATTAGCTTTAGCGGTGGGCGCACAAGTGCATATATGTTGTATAAAGTATTAGAAGCTGGGGGGGGGCAACTGCCAAGCGATGCAATTGTTTGTTTTGCCAACACGGGCAAAGAAGATGAGGCAACTTTGAAATTCGTCCAATCTTGCTCTGATAACTGGGGTGTTGAGATTCACTGGCTTGAATATCGGGATGCCGAACCAGCTTTTGTGCGGGTTGACTTTGAAGCCGCCAGTCGGAATGGTGAGCCTTTTGAAGAGCTGATACGCAAATATAAAAAATTACCAAACCCTACACAGAGATGGTGTACAGGTATTTTGAAGATAAGAACAATTCACAAATATTTGTGCAGCTTAGGATGGAAACACTCTGAAATGGATAACAACGATTTTGTTGGCATCCGTGCGGATGAACCACGAAGGGCGGCAAAGATAGCAAAATACAAAACTCCACTGTTTACTGCTGGGGTTACTAAAAAAACAATTGATGACTTTTGGGGCAATCAAGAATTTACCCTTGGCCTAAATATGCACAGGGGCGAAAGTTTGCTTGGGAATTGTGATTTGTGTTATCTCAAAAGTTTAGATAAAAAAATAAATATTGAAAGGATGTACCCAGAAAAATCAATATGGTGGGCAAAAATGGAAAATTTGGTTAAAGAGTTAACGCCTAATCATGGCGGCAGGGGTAACCTTTTTAGAACCGATCATCCATCATATTCACAAATTAAAAATTTCACAGAGAACCAACAGCAATTATTTAATGATGAATCAATATCCTGTTTTTGTGGAGATTAAATGAGACCAGAAGATGCGGCGCAAGCCATCAGAGACAAAGCCCCAGCATTTGGGGAAGCCAAAGCCCAACGGGTTTACCTTGAGGAATTCCGCAAATCCAAAAAAGCCCTTTTGATGAAAGATGCCTTAACATTGGGCATTGAAGCGGCAAACGCACAGGAACGAGAAGCGTATGCCCACCCAAGTTATCAACAGCTTATTCGTGGTTTGGCTGAAGCGATTGAAAAAGAGGAAACGCTGAAATGGGAGATTGAGGCGGCACGACTGGACATTGAGATTTGGCGTTCACGGGAAGCAACCAACAGAAACCAAGACAGGGCGCACCAGTGAATAACGAGTTAATGTTCAGTCAAGAAACCGACATTTGGGATACACCTCAATGGCTTTTTGATGCACTAAACAAGGAGTTTGGTTTTACCTTAGACCCTTGTACTGATGGTACAAATTCAAAATGCAAAAAATTCTATTCAATTTACGACAGCGGATTGTTAAAAAATTGGGAAACTGAAACTGTATTTATGAACCCACCATATAGTCAATGTTATGACTGGATGCACAAAGCGTATGGGGCATCAAGGGATGGCGCAACTGTTGTTTGTCTTGTGCCATCTCGCACAGATACTGATTGGTGGCACAAATTTGCAATGAAGGGCGAGATTAGATTCATCAAAGGCAGACTTAAATTTGGTGAAGCCACAAATAGCGCCCCTTTTCCAAGCGCAATAATTGTGTTTCGGCCTAAAGAATTTAAGTTGATGTCGCAATGAAATGCCCAGTTTGCGGGACATGGACAATCGTGAAAGAAACCCGAACATCAACAGGCAATACGAGGCGCAGGCGCATGGAATGTGCAAATGAGCACAGGTTTACAACACTGGAGACAATCGTTGATAGAAAAACACCAATACGTCAGAAGCAAAAAACTGCTGAAGATGGTGGCAAGCCTTGACTGCCAAGCCTGCGGGTCAGGACACATGGTCCAAGCCGCACACACAAACTGGGGCGGCGGTAAGGGCAGAGGAATCAAGGCGGATGACAATCTGGTGGCGGCTTTATGCCTGAAATGCCATTACGAGATTGACCAAGGGAAAACACTAAGCAAACAGGAAAGGCAAGACTTATGGCAAAAGGCGCATATTGCAACCATTGCTGCTCTCGCAGAAGATTGGCCTGTGGATATTCCCAAACCGATGGAGACTTAAATGAAAACCGTCAACAAAACTAAACCAAAAAGCCCAGATAGAGCAGAACTAGCCGAATTGGTCTTTGCGGGTATGCGAAACGGTCTAAGCGCCCACCAAGCCTGCAAACAAATCGGCCTGCCTCAAAGCACATTCAACCACTGGCTTAATGATGACTCTAAAATGGCGGCAGAGTACGCGCGCGCGAGGGAAGACTTAATCGAACACATAGCCTCGGAGACCTTAAGAATTGCTGACACCCCTGTGGGAAGTACAGACAGCGGCGCAACCGATTCTGGCGCAGTGCAAAAACAGAGATTGCAGGTTGATACTAGAAAATGGCTTTTGTCGAAGTTGGCCCCGAAAAAATGGGGCGATAAGTTAGAGCTTTCCAGTGACCCAGAAAACCCACTGTTTGAAAAACTTGAACGTGTTGTAGTTAAAAATGGGTAAAACCCTACAAATCCACACTCCAGAATGGTGCTTGCCATTGCTTGAGCCAGCCCGATACAAGGGCGCATGGGGTGGTCGGGGCAGCGGTAAGTCTCATGCCTTTGCCGAGCTGATGATTGAGGAACACATCATCGACCCCAAGCGCAGAAGCGTTTGCGTGCGTGAAATACAGAAGTCACTTAATCAATCCGTCAAGCGCCTGTTGGAGACCAAGATTGAGGCCATGAATGCAGGGGCTTACTTTGAAGTCCAAGATTCGGTCATCAAGTCCAAAAAGGGCGATGGGGCGATTATTTTCCAAGGGATGCAGAACCACACCGCCGACTCGATTAAGTCGCTGGAAGGGTACGACTGCGCTTGGGTAGAAGAAGCCCAGTCATTAAGCCAGACCAGCCTTGACCTGTTGAGGCCAACAATCCGCAAGCCCAATAGCGAACTGTGGTTTACATGGAACCCGCGGCAGGAATCCGACCCAGTAGATTTTCTACTGCGTGGGCCAGAACCGCCAGCCAGCGCAACAGTTATCAAGGTGAACTTTGGGGAAAACCCCTGGTTTCCTGATGTCCTGCGGGAAGAGATGGAGTACGACAAACGGCGTGACCCTGACAAGTATCAGCACGTTTGGATGGGTCAGTACTTGCGAAACAGCAACAGCAGGGTATTCAGAAACTGGAAGATTGATGATTTTGAAGCCCCAGCAGAGGCCATTCACCGACTGGGCGCGGACTGGGGATTCTCTGTTGACCCGACAGTTTTGGTGCGATGCCACATTATTGGGCGCACCCTGTACATTGACTATGAGGCGTACATGGTGGGGTGTGAGATTGTCAACACGCCTGAACTATTCATGCAAGTGCCAGAGGCCGAGAAGTGGCCTATCGTTGCCGACTCAGCCCGACCAGAGACCATCAGCCACATGAAGCGCAATGGCTTTCCCAAAATCATGACTGCGGTCAAAGGGCCAAAGTCTGTCGAAGAGGGCATCGAGTTCTTGAAAAACTACGACATCGTGGTTCACCCGAGGTGCATTCACACCATTGACGAATTGAGCCTGTACAGTTATAAATCAGACCCATTGACGGGGCGAATCTTGCCCCAGCTTGAAGACAAAAAGAATCAT